AATCTAAAATTTCTTTGTATTCTTGAGAATCAACTATTTGTTTTAATTTTAATCTATATAAATGGGGATACCATGTTTGCGAAAACCCTTCTGCGGCACGGTTGACGTCTTCAACCACGTAGAATCTTTTTAATGCATAACTTAAATCGTTTAGTGCATATTCGTCTTTTAGATGAGGTAGTTCAATTACATCTCCTGCAATAATTTTTCTACCTAACGTTTTGACACTACTATTAATATGAATTGTTAAAAATAATGTATCATTGCTTAAAAATAATCCAAATTGGCTTAAATTGAAATCAATATCTTGTACATTGTAAATGCCACGCATTGTGTATACATCTGGGTCGTATTTCCTATCTCTATTTTCTAAAAATAGTAAATCTTGTATATTTGTTTCTTTTACAGCATCATACTTTGGTTGATCTGCTGTAGCTTCACTTTCGCTAGGATTTTCAGCACCAAGAAATTTATGCACATTTATATCTGTACCACCTACAGTAAACATTTCATAAACTTGTTTGTCTATAAATGTATAATCATTTCCTCTTTCGGGTCTATATAAACTTAATCTAGGCATATACATATTTATCGTTAGTAGACTAATACGATAAATACTACGGAGACAACAAAATGGCTTTACAAAAACAAGATATATTTGATTATGTACATACAATGTTAGGTGGAGGAATGGTTGACGTAGAACTAGATCCTGTTCACTATGAAACTGCTTTACAAAAAGCATTTACAAAATTTAGACAAAGATCTGATAATTCGGTAGAAGAATCCTATTTTTTTATGCCAACAATTATAGATCAAAACGAATATACCTTGCCAAATGAAATAGTTGAAGTAAGAAGAATATTTAGACGCTCTATAGGATCTAGATCTGGTGGTGGAGACGGCGGAACAATATTTGAACCATTTAATTTAGCATATACAAATGCATACCTTTTATCAAGCTCTAACCTTGGAGGATTAGCTACATACGATATGTTCAGTCAATACCAAGAACTTGTAGGACGTATGTTTGGATCATTTATTGAATTCAAATGGAACACTCAAACAAAAAAATTAACATTACTTCAAAGACCTAGAGCAGAAGAAACTTTATTAATGTATTGTTACAATTATAGACCAGATGAAAATTTAATGAATGACTATCTGGCCCAACAATGGATAAAAGATTATACACTAGCAAGTTGCAAATATATGTTAGGTGAAGCAAGAGAAAAATTTGCTACTATTGCTGGACCACAAGGCGGTACTAGTTTGAACGGTCAAAGCCTAAAAAGTGAAGCTCAACAAGAAATGGAAAAGTTAGAATCTGACGTTGCTACTCAAGTTTCAGGCGGCGTAGGTTACGGATTTTCCATAGGATAATTTTTCTTGACATTACTGATAAATTAGTCTATAATAACTTAAACATGAGGATATTATATGATAATAGGTATTTGTGGACTTATAGGTAGCGGTAAAGGATCTGCCGCAGATATATTAGTTGAAGAACACAACTTTACAAAAATTAGTTTTGCAGATAAACTAAAAGATGGGGTTGCTTCTGTCTTCAACTGGGATCGGCAGAAACTAGAAGGTGACACTGATTCAAGTAGAGCCTGGCGAGAAGAACCTGATAAATTTTGGTCAAAAGAAGTAGGAAAACCAATTACACCTAGATTAGTTTTACAATTATTTGGCACAGATTGTATGAGAGACGGATTCTTTGATGGCATATGGGTTAGTGTTGTAAAACAACATTTACTTCACGATACAACAAAAGATTACGTTATACCTGATGTACGCTTTCCTAATGAAGCTAATATGATACATTCATTAAACGGACAAGTGTGGCAAGTGAAAAGAGGTGCAGATCCAGTATGGTTTAGGATGTATCAAGATATAGGTGTAGAACCAAAAGATGTACATGAATCTGAATGGCGTTGGGCAAACGTAAAATTTGATGGAATTATAAGTAATAATGGTACATTTGATGACCTTAAAAATCAGGTACAAGATCACCTTGCTTCCACTTTACACCTTGCTTCTGCATAATCCGTTGACAGTTTGCACAGATAGTTTTTAAATTCATTACACTACAATTATTTAAATCACCGTCTATATGGAAAACATTAAACTGCTCTGTATGTTTACTTTTATAACCACACTTTTCACATACATCCTTTTTTTCATATCCACGTTGTTTCCATTTTGGTATCCCGTGGTTGACACCATTTCGTAAACATCTTTCACAAAGTTTTCTGTAATAAGTTTTTTTGCCTTTTTTATAATTCACAGCCGCAGGTCGCTGTCCACATTTACATAAAGGTCTCATATTGTATTTACCTCACCTTTTTGGTACCTTTTTCATGGTATATATACACACCTTTTCTATTTTAATTGCTAAATAGTAATAGCAAAAAGATTCCAACAGGAGAAATAATATGGCTTTAACATCACCAGGAGTACAGGTCAGCGTTATAGACGAAAGTTTTTATACCCCAGCTGAGCCAGGTACAGTACCGATGGTTTTTGTTGCTTCAGCAAGTAACAAGCAAAATGCGGCAGGCACAGGAACAGCACAAGGTACATTGAAAGCGAATGCAGGTAAACCATTTTTACTAACATCGCAAAGAGATTTAGCGGACACATTTGGTGATCCGATATTTAAAACAGATACAAACAATAATCCAATACATGCTGGAGAATTAAACGAATATGGATTACAAGCGGCATATTCATTATTAGGCGTAAGCAATAGGGCATTTGTTGTAAGAGCTGACATTGATTTAGGTGAGCTAGAACCAACAGCCGATGCACCAGCGGCTAATCCATTAGCAGGTACATACTGGTTTGATACTGACGGTTCAAATTACGGAATACAGCAGTGGAATAGTAATGCAATCAATACTACAGGCGGACAAACGTTTACTACCAAAGTTCCAACTGTAATCTTCAAGCAAAATGAAGTTGTAGATTATGATGCTGGAAATTATACTCCTTTATCAAGTATAGGTGCAATTGGTGACTATGTAATTGTTGCAGTTACTACAATGAATAAGTTATGGTACAAAAATGCAAGTGGCACATGGGTTGAAGTTGGAAGCAACGCATGGACAAAAAGCTGGGCTACTGTAAAAGGTACAAAGGCGAATCCATCATTTGCCGGTACAGCAGATATTACTATTAACGGTTCTGTAGTATCAGTAGGCGGTAACACTGTAAGTCAAATTGCTACAGCAATTAATTCTGGCATTGGCTTAGGTGGAGAAATATCAGCTGAGGCAGTAGACGGATTTTTAGAAATATATAGCACAGGAGCGAGTTCAGGTGCAGACGATTCAACATTAGGTGGTCCAATTGTAATTGGTGGTGATGCAACAAGATTATCTGAATTAGGAATCAGTGCAGGAACTTATTATCCTCCAGCATTGCAAATTTCAGCACATACTAGTGTGCCAGAATGGAAAAGCGGTGATACATATCCTCGCCCATCAGGTAGCGTTTGGTTTAAAACAACATTACCTAACGGTGGAGCAAAGTTAGATGTAAAATTATGGAATTCTACAACACTATTATGGGATGACATAGCTACACCATTATACGATAACAATGCAACTGCAATTTATAACCTAGATAGCACAGGTGGCGGCAGCAACTTAGCAATAGGTGATTTATATGCAAAAACAAACGTTGCAAACGACACACAACCTCTTGCAAACTTTACAATTTATCGTAGACAAGCAAGTGGTGCTACAACAATAACAAGTAGTGCAATTACAGGAACATCTCCAGGTGCAGGTACATTTACATTTACTATAGCATCTACAACCAAAGGAAGTTCTGCATTTAGTGCTCCAGTTACAGCATCAGTTACTACAACAGGAAGTGCAACAGGTGACTCAGTGTTAATTGCAACAGCTATTACATCTGCAGCTTCACAAAATGTAAGTGCTACAGTAGATGCTTCAAATAGAATTGTAATTACACATGCACAGGGCGGCGAAATAAAATTTGTTGATACAGATGGAATATTAAATGCAATAGGATTTAAACCTTTTGATGCAAATGATCCTACATCAACTGCTAATTTAGCATTTGTTGATGGAACTACAAATGCAACAAGTCCTAAGCAGTTTCAAGCAACTAACTGGCGTATATTATCTTACACAGCAAGTGCAGACGCTGTTACTTCATTAGCAAATCAAGGACAATTATGGTACAACTCAATTGTTGACGAAGTAGATATGCTTTGGCACAATGGTACTACATGGGTAGGTTATGGAGATTCTACAGCATATCCAAATGCAGATCCAGCAGGACCAATTGTTTCAGCAAGCATGCCTACACAACAAAGTGATGGTAGTGCTCTAGTGTCAGGTGATTTATGGATATCAACAGCAGACTTAGAAAACTATCCAACAATTTATAGATACAATGTAAACATATCTGGAACAACAGCTCAAAAATGGGGATCACCAATAGATTCAAGTGATCAAACTACTGAAAATGGTATACTGTTTGCAGATGCACGTTTCGGAACAGGCGGAGGAACAACAACAGTTGCACCAAGCGGGACAATTCCTGAATTACTTGCAAGCAATTACTTAGATCCAGATGCTCCAGATCCAGCACTATATCCAAAAGGTATGTTGCTATGGAACTTACGTAGAAGTGGTTTTAATGTAAAACGCTTTGAGCGTAATTATATAGATACTACATCTGTGAATAAAAGACAAGGCGATGTATCAATGGAAAACTATTATCCACATCGTTGGGTAACAGAGTCTGGAAACCAAGCTGATGGTTCAGGTAGCTTTGGACGTAAGGCACAACGTAAAGTAGTAGTGCAGGCGTTACAAGCTGTAGTAAACAGCAATGACGATATTAGAGATGACGAGTCAAGATTGTTTAATGTTATGGCAACTCCTGGATATCCAGAATTGATAGGTGAAATGATTTCACTTAACTTTGATAGAGGCTTAACAGCATTTATCGTAGGTGATTCACCGTTCCGTTTAACACCAGATGCAACTTCATTAAATGAATGGGCAACAAATGTAAACACAGCAGTAGAAGACAACGATGATGGCCTAGTAAGTAGAGATGAATACTTAGGAGTATTTTATCCAGCAGGATTTACTAGTGATAACTTTGGTAACAATGTTGTAGTTCCGGCATCACACATGATGTTGAGAACAATAGCACTAAGTGACCAAGTTTCTTTTCCATGGTTTGCTCCAGCAGGAACAAGACGTGGCGGAATAACAAATGCAAGTTCAACAGGTTTTGTCAATAGTGAAGGTGAATTTGTTAGTGTTGCATTAAATGAAGGACAAAGAGATACATTGTACTCAAATAATGTAAATCCAATTACATTTATTACAGGTGCAGGACTTGTAAACTTTGGACAAAAAACAAGAGCAAGAGGAGCAAGTGCTTTAGATAGAATAAATGTTGCAAGACTTGTTATATATCTAAGAAGTCAACTTAACACACTTGCTAAGCCTTACATATTTGAACCAAACGATAAAATTACTAGGGACGAAATAAAGCAAGCCGCAGAAAGTCTTTTACTTGAATTAGTAGGACAAAGAGGATTGTACGATTACTTAGTAGTGTGTGATGAGTCAAATAATACACCTAGCAGAATTGATAAAAATGAGTTATATTTAGATATTGCTATCGAACCTGTTAAGGCAGTAGAGTTTATTTACATACCTCTAAGACTAAAAAATACTGGAGAAATATCAGGACTTTAATCTGATAAATACTATTAATAGGAGCAGACTAAATGGCAATTTCAACATTATCAAAAATTACAGTCCCGTTAGCTAGTGGCGATTCCGCAAGCAATCAGGGACTATTAATGCCCAAACTGCAATACCGTTTTAGGGTATCGCTAGAAAATTTCGGCATAAGCACACCAACTACAGAACTTACAAAACAAGTTATTGACGTAACAAGACCTAACGTAAGTTTTGAACAAATGACACTAGATGTATACAACTCAAGAGTATACCTTGCAGGTAAACATACTTGGGAACCAATCACACTTAATTTACGTGAAGATGTAAACAACAATGTTCAAAAATTAGTAGGTGAACAATTACAGAAACAGTTTGATTTCTTCGAACAGTCGAGTGCGGCATCTGGACAAGATTACAAATTCGTAACACGTATTGAAATCTTAGACGGGGGCAACGGTGCTAATGTACCGACTGTCTTAGAAACATTTGAATTATATGGTTGTTACTGTGAAAGTGCTAACTACAATTCATTAGCATATTCAAATTCAACTGATCCAGTCAGTGTAACACTTTCTATACGCTACGATAATGCTATCCAATCACCACAAGGTACAGGTATTGGTACAGCAGTTGGACGTACAGTAAATACAGCAGTAACAGGCGGCGGAGCCTAATACAAAATCCATTTAGTCTAATTATAGGGGAGCTTTTACGCTCCCCTTTTTCTTTTATATACCTAGTTAATTTACATAGATAAATATTAGTATGGCAAATAAATTTAATTCATTACTAGATTCTATTGCGGCAGGAGCATTATCTCCTAAAGGAAATTTAGGTGACTGGCAACATGCTTCAAGGTTATATGTTGACAGTAACATGCGTCTTGCACCAAGAACTAAATTTAATTATCATGTTCAATTTGTTGTAACACCAGAAGGTGCAAGTCTTATACCTAAATTGTTTCAAGGAGGTCCTTTGAATGAAATAGGTATGCTAGTCAAGTCTGCAGATTTACCTAGTTACAGTGCAAACGTAGAACAAAAAAAGAAATATAATAGAATAAAAAATGTACAAACCGGAATACAATATAATCCTGTAAACATAGTATTCCATGATGATAATCAGGGACTAACTACAGCATTATTGCAAGCGTATTATAGATATTATTTTGCAGACGGCAACCAACGTATCAATAGTGGTAGAGCATATGCAGTAAAACCACATAATACATATCTTGGTACTGAAATGAACAAGTACAAATATGGTATGGACGTTTATAATCCAGGCGTACCTTTTTTTAAAGAAATTCGTATAAGCACAATGGCTAGAGGAGAATATGTTACTTTTACTCTTGTTAATCCAATACTAACTGAATTTAGTCATGACGATGTAAATAATTCCGATCTAAGTGGAACATTGGAAAATAGAATTAGCGTTGCTTATGAAGCAGTATTTTACGAAAGTGGAGCTGTGCAAGCCGGTGCTAATGGTTCTCCAACAGGCTTTGGACAAGACCATTATGATACAACTCCAAGTCCTATATCACTTGCTGGCGGCGGAGGAGGCACACTTGGTAGTGCAATAGAAGGAGCATTTAGCTTATATGATTTTATTGCCAGCGGAGAAGCATATGAAAATCCTTTATTAGCAGTTTTAATGGGTGCCAATTTAATAGGTAACATACGAGGACTGAGTAAAGAGGGTTTAAGGCAAGAAGGCTTCGGACTAATTACTGGGGCATTAGGGGCTGCCACAGGAGTAAATGTAAATGGCGTAGCACAAACATTATTTCCAAAAAATGGCGGCAAAGGCGGAAGTAAAGATCTACTTATAGCGGCTGCAGGTGTAGCGGCAGTAGGAGCATTTACTAAAGGTAAATCTTTACTTAAAAACAATCCTGCCGCTCTTGATAGTGCTATGCAAAAACAATATGTAAAAAATTATCAAGGACAAACAGGTGGATCAGTAGCACAGGGTAAAGCGGCATATCAAGCTATAAAAAGTAATCCAGCTGAAATGGCCGCATTAGAAAAAGCAGTAACAGGAACATAAGATGAGTAGTCTACCACAACAGCCTCAAACAAATGATAAAAGAGTAACAGAATTTTTTAATAATTATTTTAATGAAAAATTAGCATTTCCTTCTAACGAAGTTGATGCTGTTGTTGGGTTTTTTGAAAAAAGAGGATTTGAAAAAAATGCCGCAATTAGTACAACAACAACATTATTGAATCAAGCAAAAATAGATGAAGTAAAAATTTTCGAATTATTAGATACATTAAAAGGACTAGATAACATACAACTTAGTAGTGTAGTAACTGAAGTTTTAAATTACAACAGATTGAATACAAGCACATTAGGATTTAAGGTTTCTGGCAACAACGATACTTTAGAAAAACGTAATGTAGTGGTTTAATATGGCTAGATTTGCTCAAGGTAAATTTAACTGTAAATTTCCTGAAAAATATATTGGAACAAAAGTACCAACTTATAGATCAAGTTGGGAATTTGCTTTTATGAACTTTTGTGATTCTCATCCTGCTGTAGCAAAATGGGCAAGTGAAGCAGTAAAAATTCCTTACAGAAATCCTTTAACTGGCAAACAAACTATATATGTACCGGATTTTTTTATAGCATATGCTGATAAAGGCGGCAAACAAAAGGTTGAATTAATAGAGGTAAAGCCAGCAAACCAAGCGTACAGAGAAAAATTAGGTAGAAGTAGGGTAAATCAAGCATCTTGGATAGTAAATCAAGCCAAATGGGAAGCCGCATATGCTTATTGTAAGCAAAATAGGATAACATTTCGCATAGTAACTGAGGACGATATTTTTCACAACGGCCGTAGGTAACGATAAATACATGTGTAAATAAAGGTTACATACTATGACGAAAAAACTAGAAGAACTTTTAAACCTGCCTGACAGCAAAGAAATGATTCAAGATGCTAAAAATCAAGATAAGGCAAATTCAGCAGTTGTAGATCAAAAGGATACATTACGTGATATTGCTGAATTTGACAAAATTGCTAGTGCATTGCCTAGTGTTAAAGGACTAGGTGATAAAGCAGATAATGAATTAAATGATATAGCTGATAGAGCATTACAAAGTTATGAAGACCTAATGGATTTAGGCATGAATGTGGAGAGTAGATACAGTGGAAGGGTTTTTGAAGTGGCTGGATCGATGCTTAAAACGTCTCTTGATGCCAAAGTTGCGAAAATGGACAAAAAATTAAAAATGATAGAACTGCAACTGAAAAAAGAAAAGCTGGATCAAGATACGCCATTAGGCGGAGATGTAGTAAATGGTGACGGATATGTTGTCACAGATAGAAATAGTTTATTGGAAAAATTAAAAAGTATGGATAAATAGTTTATAATAGGAAAACGCCATGAAAACATTTAAATCATTTTTAACAGAGTCTGAAAAGACATATAAATTTTTTGTTAGAGTAGCAGGTGATCTGCCTGAAGGATTCGTCGACAAGATGGAACGAAACTTGAACAAATATGAATTACTTAAACTAAGTGCAGGAAAAAGGACACCAATACAAGAAAAACCGATGGACTTCCCGCAATTACAAAATTGTGAAGTTACACATTATGATGTAGAATTGAAATATCCTGTCACATCACACATATTAGAGTATTATCTAGTAAACTGTTGCGATATATCACATAGTCATCTAACAGTTCGTGGCGAACATGATCCTATTGAAAGACAGCAATCTGAAAAAACAGATGAACCTTACGAATCTATTTTAAACACAGAAGACATGGGCGGCGAATCAGCACAGCAAGATGTAGCTGGTGCAAGAGTTATGGATTTGCTTAAAGAGTTAGAAACAGCTAGGAAAGAAAGAGAAATTGATCCAATGGAAGGTGCACCAAAAGGTGAAAGTGCAGATATAAGTGATGACGTAAACACTAAAGCAGTAGTAGGTGGATAATATGAGCGATATCAAAAAACATATTAAGATAGCAGATGCTTTTGGAAAAGATGCTAAAGAATTAGACGAAGGATTTGTTGATTGGGTAACAAGCACTGTACAAAAAGTTTTAGGTATTGATGATGCGAAAGCAGATGAAATTGCTGGTCAACTAAAAGGTGATATGACTGCTCAAGAAGAAAAAGCTGCAGATGATGCAACAAGCAATGCAGAAACAAAGTCAAAGTCACTTACTAAAACCCAAAAAGACGCTATTGCTGGAAGAGGAGAATTTAAACCTACTGACCAAGAAGGTGGTGTTGCACAAGGAACGGATGCCGCAGATAAAGCTACTGATGCAGCGGATGATTTAGATGCATTTGGCGGACCAGGACCAGAAGTAGATACAAGCAAAGGCGATGCAGAAGATCCTTTAGATGCATTTGGCGGACCGGGTCCAGAAGTAGATACAAGCAAAGGCGATGCTGGATCTAATCTTGCTGGAAAATTAGATGTAAAGACAGCTAACTTAATGAAAGCATATAATGATGGTGGCAAACAGGCTATGCCTGCAATTAAGGATTTACAAACAGCGTTAGGTAGACTAGGACATAATCCAAACGGTATAGATGGAAAATATGGCCAAGGAACTTATAATGCAGTTGCCGCTTTTCAAAAAGCTAACGGATTAACAGTAGACGGACAAGCTGGTCCTAATACCATGAAGAAAATGCAAGAACTTCTGAAAGCTCAAAAACCAGCAGGTGCAGAAAAAGGCACAGATAACAAAGCACAACAGGACGCAACTAATCAAGCATCTGCAGATAAAGCAATGGATCCAGCAAATGCTAATTTTTCAAACGATGCACAAGCAACAGATCAAGGTACAGAACAAGTTCCGAGCAGATTAAGAATTAGACAAGTAATTGCTCCAGAAATTGAAAAGTTGTTAAAAATGGCGGCAGAAAGTGTTCAAGGCATGACTCACTATAGATTTATAGTTGAAAACCGTGCAATAGCAGAAAAATTAGATCCTCCGCAGTTAGCACAATTACAAAAATATTTAGACCAAATACGTGCATCTGCAAAAAGAGATCCTGAGGTAAGAAAAGAGTTTGGCGATCTTATCAAGCGTATGGAAAAAGCATTAAATCTTCCTTCGGCCTCACAACAAGCTGCAGATACATATGCAGGCGGAGATGCAAAAGGAGGAGAGTTTGCTAACGATCCTCAAGCTACAGTTGATCCAGGATTGCAAAATCAACGTGGCTTTGATCCAAATGCCAAACAAGGTGTAGATGGTCCAGCAGATGATACAGCGGCAAAGAATCAAGCGGCTGCAGATGATGCTCAAAAGCAAGGTGATGCAACATATGCCAATGACCCACAAGCAACTGTCGATCCAGGATTGCAAAATCAAAGAGGATTTGATCCAAATGCAGATAACAGAGACGGTGACGACTTAGGCACAGCTCCAACAGCACCTAAAATTTCTAAAGAACTAGGTGTTAATGTCAGTCCAAACACTGGTAGGGCAGGTACAAATACTTTTAATATTCCTGATTTTAAATCAAAAGGATTTTATTTAGATGTTCCAGATAGCAAAGTACCAGGATCTGTAGCTAGATTATATGGTACTAAAGAACATCTAGAACAATTTAAAAAAGAAAGAAAAATAAAAAATAACGTGACAGCAATCAATACACAACAAAGCGGTGCTCCAGACGCGAATGCAGATGCAAAGGAACGCGGCGTACAAGTTGCAGAAAAGGAGACCAACATGAAGAAAAAAGTGAAAGAAGCATCAATGAATATTTCAATGAATGGTGCAAGTTCTGCAGAAGTAGCAGAATTAATTGCTATACTAAAAAATGCTGGCATGGAAGATTCAATGCCGAAAATGCATATGGAACCAGATATGCCTGAACCACCTATGGGAGATTCGCCATGTGGAATGGGAGAAGAAGCAGTAGATGAAGAATGGGATAATTCACCAGAAGAAACATATGCTGACCATCATACTATGACAAAGGATCTATCCGGAGGCATAAACAGAGAAAAACCTAAAGGCGCTATACGTGCAAAAGATCCAGCAGTTCATCAAACAGTAGAATCTAGTATAAGAGAACAACTATGGGCCGCATTAAATGAAAAGTTTGATGAAAGCAAAAAGAACCGTGGTAAAAAGAACCGTGGCATGGAAGAAGGGTCACGTGGTAACAAGAAGAAAAACCGTGGCATGGAAGAAGGATCACGCGGCAACAAAAAGAAAAACCGAGGCATGGAGGAAGCTTCACGCGGCAACAAAAAGAAAAACCGTGGTATGGAGGAAGCTTCACGAGGTAACAAGAAGAAAAATCGTGGTATGGAGGAAGCATCACGAGGTAACAAAAAAAAGTCTAGAGGTTAACTTGGACCAATGAAAATTGCCACCTATGGTTGTAGTTGGACCGCAGGAATGGGCGGTGTAAAAGACCAAGGCGATATACGCTATAAAGAGACTGCATATGTAAGTTGGCCTGAAGAACTAAGCAAATTACTTCCAAACGATACTATACACAATTATGGAAGAGGAGGAATAAGCAATCAGGCTATAATGTTCTTCTTCAAAAAATTTTCACACCTGTACGATTATAACATTGTAAAACTAACAGCTGGTTGTAGATATTCATCTATACATAAATCTTTTAAAATGGAACTAGAACAAAGATCTCCTAATTATCATGCGTGGAATATGGATAATATGAAACGCATATATATTATGAGTCCAAATGGATTTTTCCCGCATCATCAGGGTAATTTTTGGGACGTAAAAAGATCATATAAATTTTGGGATTTATGGATGAAACATATACATCATGATTTTGAACACACACAATCTATCTGTATAGGAGAATACTTAAAATCAAAAGCTGATTTTACTTTCGGACATAATAAAAAATTTAAGTTTATAGATATGCCAACTACTGAAGAAAATATAACAAATTACAAATCACATTGCTTTGATAAAGGTGAACATTTAGATATATACGGTGTAACCAAAGAAGCAAAATGGATTAAGGATGTCATCTACGGAAGTTGATTGGGAGAAATATTTTCAACATATTAAACCTGTATGTCCTTGGAGTGGAGCGGCTCTAAGGAAAGGTGAAATAAAATTTGTTGATTGGGCTGGCGAACTTGAACCATTAGGAAAAAATCAAGCCATTGTTTATATTTGTAAAAATTATAATAGAAGACGCTTAAAAAAACTTCATAAAAAACTAGACACAGGTGAATTTGAAATATTATGGAGCGATCCTAATAATGGTCCTAACGGAGCTCCTGTGCCAGTCATCATACAACAAGACAAACGAATGTTATTTGACCTAAGGTTCGATATTGGGTATTATAATGAATACCTTGAATAAATACCAATGTCAAGTGCCAATCTAACTTGACATCAATCAATTTTGTACCATTCGGGTGAAGCATTTTGTAGTTAAAGAACACCCACAACCTAAGAGGAGATCAAAACATGAAACTATTTCTAACTGCCCTAGTTGCGACAGTACTCGCAATTATGTCTCCAGCATTCGCTGGTGAAGCAAAAGACAAAGTCAAAGTTGGCTTTGTATACGTAGGACCAACAGGCGACCATGGTTGGACCTATAGACACGATATTGGTCGTCAACAAGTAGAAGAAGCATACGGTGACAGAGTCGAAACATTCTTTGTTGAAAGTGTAAAGTATGGTCCAGATGCAGAACGTGTAATGCGTCAAATGGCTTTACAAGGCGCTGACATTATTTTTGCAACAAGTTTTGGATATATGGATTCAATGCGTAAAGTAGCAGAAGAATTTCCGCATATCAAATTTGAACATGCGACTGGTTACAAAAGTAACGATACAAACTTTGCTAACTATGGTTTAAGATTATACCAAGCAAGACACGTACAAGGTATTATTGCAGGTATGATGACTAAGACTAACAAGATTTGTTATGTTGCCGCCTATCCAATTCCAGAAGTTATTCGTGAAAT